GGCCGCGGCGCGCTTCGTGCGCTCGATCTCCGGGCTCAGCTCGCGGACGCGCCGGTCCCGCGCAATCTTCTCCTGCACCGCGCGCTCCTCGGCCTGGGCGGCCGCGAGCTCGGCCTCGAGCCTGGCGAGCTCCGGATCCTTCTCGTTCAGCTTCTCGGACATGATCAGTACCTCCCTTCGGAATTGTCGAAGAGCGANAGCCCATCGCCGTCCTTCACGTACAGGCAATCGAACGGGATTGTCTCCTTGAGCGGGTCCGTCCCCTGCTTGGCGCTCGGGGTGCGGCCGGACAGCTTGCAGCCGTAGAGCACGTCGTCAATCACCAAGTCCCCCTCGACGGCCTGCACGGTGATCGTGAACTCCACCGTACCGTAGCTCTTCCCGTCAGGTGCCTTGGCCGCAAGGAACTGCCGAAACGCCTTAGCCGTGTCCTTGTGCATGACAAGACTGCAGTTCGACACGTCGTACTGGCCGCCGGTCATGCCGCGCGGCGCCTGCGCGCGTCCCGTGCCGCGGATCTTCGTGCGCTCGAGTTTCTCTTCGTAGTTGATCTCCTCGATGCCATANAACTCTTCTCCATCAACTTTGATTATCAGCGACGCCCACGAGAACGCGTCGCCCTTAACNCTGTAAACATCCCTTCCGTCGGCCATGGTCTCACCTCATCCGATCACGGTCGCAGCGGCCTTGTCCGACGCGACGAGCGCGACGGTGCCCCGGAANCTCTTGGGATACGCGAGCGGCACCACCCTCACGGTCCAGCTNATCTCGCCCGTGCGCAGCACATCGTCCGTGCGCGAGATCGAGAACGTCGCGGAGCTCGCCTTGCGCTGCCCGACGACCTCACGCGCCAATGCGGCATTGATCACGCTGTCGATGGCTCGCGCGTCCTCGGGCCGGATCTGGCCGCTGCCATCCGACTTGACCAAGAAGCCACGCGAGAGCAGCGGCTCGAGCTCGCGCCGCGCGATGACGCAGCAGAGGTCGATCACGAGCCCGTGCTGCATCCACAAGAAGTCGCTGCCCGCGGGCGAGAACAGGCGNAGGTTGTTGACCCACACTCCATTGCGCCCCTCCCACGAGCGCAGCGTCGTGAAGCGCGCGTCATCGAGGCCGGGGTTGATTGTCTCGTCGTGGTGCTTCGGGTTGCCGTTCGGGTCGCGGATGTAAACGCCAGGAAGCGGCCCGTAGCGGAGCTCGGCGATGTCGACCTCCTCGGCCACCGACGCGGACAGGGGGCCGACCACGTANGCCGGCGAGCGGCGGAATCGCCAGCGGTTCCCCACCGAGCTGTCGATGTCCGCGGCGCCGGCGCAGAGCGCCACCCGCCGCGACGAAGACGCGCTGAACAGGGTCTGCATCGCGGTGAGGTACTGCGCCTCGGTCTCCCCGCTGTTCGGCCGGCGCGCGTGCGCGATTGCGCGTCGCGGACGCCCCGCCGCCTCCATCGCCGTCATCGCGGCGTCGAGCGCGGACAGCAGGGTCGTGTCCATGTCCGTGAGCACCAGCAGGCGAGTCCACGGCGATTGCGTCTGCCGGAGGGCAGTGAGCGCCGCGGTGAGCTCATCGCNGCTGGGCTTCGGCGCCGATGTCGAGAATGACAGCGTCTCGTCCGCCTCGACGTCGCCCGCGGCGAGATCGACCGCGATGTTGTTCGCCTCGGGGATCACGATCGACGTCGCCGTACCGAGCGCTCGCGTCGGGCCGAAGCTCTGGCCGCCGTCGAGGGAGACCTGATAGGTGATGCCGGCGATGCCGACCGTGCCGCCTGTGATCGTCTTGATCACGATGTCCATGTCGTCCGCCGGCAGCGGCGCCGCCGCGAGCGTCGGAACGCTCGTCCCCGTCCAGNCGTCGTCATTCAGGGCCCCGAAAGCGCCCGCGGTGCAGGTCGCTGCCGTGCGCACGAGGAGGACGCGGAGCCCGAAGCGCTCGATCGCATACGCGGCCGCCTCGACGAGCGGGCCCTGGCCGTACTCGTTGATGACGTCCTGGATCTCCGTGAANGGCTGCGGCGTGTTGACCTCGCCGGCCGTCGCCGGCGCGACGATGGCGAGCACGGCATCGACCGGGGCGAGGATCCCCAGCTGGTTGTCCAATACGGTGATATCGACGCTCGGAGAACTCATGTGTCAGCACCCCTGCTCCGTGCCGCCGCCTGGGCGGACCAACAGCGTTTGACCATGGCCCTGTACCGCGCCAGTCTGCGGCTTTTGCTCTCCCAACACGGCCTGATCGAGCTCGAGAAGGAAAACCAACTCGTAGCCAAACTTCCGCTCGATCGGCGCTCCCGCCCGGCGCGGCGAGGACAGGCGATAGAACCCTGGCATCCCCGGGCACGAGTGGATCGCCTCGATGACGCGATCGTGCAACTCGACAGCGGCGCACCACTGCGCGAACTCGTCGTTCGGCGCCGCGGGATCGTACGCCCACACGTACACCCGCGCGGTCAACTGCCATTCCCAGAGGTGGCGAGGGTTCCGCCCGATCTTCGCCGGCGGCCCGTAGCCGCCGAGGTNCCCGCCGTCGTCGCCCGGGGCGAAGACAACGCGGTTCGCCCGACCGGTGCCCTGGTTGATCTGCTTCGTGACCTCGCGGTCGCCGAAGGCAACGACGGTCTGCGCCGTCGCCTCGCGCGCTGCGAGGTAGTTCTTCACATGCTGGTAGAGGGCAGCAAGGCTCACGGCTTCTCTCCCTTCACCCGCTCTCGAAACGGCGAGACGAAGCCGAGCCGGATAGCGTTGCCGAGTTTCGGCGGTATCGAGCCCTGCGGGATGATCCGGCGCTGCGGTTTCCCGCCAGCGCCNAAGTGATGAAACACGTGATGTCCCGCAAGGACGATGAGCACCACGGTGCCGATCGNNTTGACGGTGATCGCGCCCGCGGCGTTCGCGAGCGGCTTCCCCCCGTCCTTCTTGCGCGGCGCCCACGCGGTGCCGTCCGGCGCCCGTCCTGCCGAGGCCGATGCACGCAACTCCGCCTCGACGTTGCGCGCGGCGATCGGCGCGGCGAGCTCGGGCAGGCGCGCGAGGGCGCGGCAGGCCTGGATCATCCGATCGAGCGCGGCGAAGTCACCGGCGGCCATAGCGACGTCCTCCCATCAGCGACAGCGCCTCGATCTGCCGGTCGCGCCACGTGTACGCGTCCGGCTCGGAGTACCCGAACGGCCCCCCCAGGGAGACGCCGGACACGAGCGTGCCGTCCTCGCGCAGCATGAGCTCGTAGCGTCCGGCCTCCGCGTCGGACGTCTCGGTGATGTCCTTGTCGGCCCAGTCACGCTGGCCGGCGATGTGGCCGTCTTGCTCGCTGCTCGGGTTGAAGCCGCGGCGAAGGTAGGCGTCGAAGGTGACGAACGCCGTCAGCCACGCATAGACGATCTCGGGCGGCCGGTTCTCGGTCCTCGATCGCAGCGGCACGACGTACCGCTTCGCCAACCGCGCATCGATGCGGGAGCTGTGCTCCTCGAGCTTCGCCGCGAGGAAGCCGGGATACCTCATCTCGAGGTCGTCTACGTCCTCCTCGGGCATGATGCTCCGAGTGCGGAACGCTGGAACGGTGAGATATGCCATGCTCCTGACCCGAAAACCCCGCCGGCAAAGCCGGTCGGGGTCGGGCGGCGCTACTCCTGGAGCGCCTTCAGCGACGACCGTTCAGGCGACGCCCTCGAACCGATAGAGGAGGAACGGATCGCCATAGGCCGCGACCGAGCGCCCCTCGTAGTGCCACTCGAATTGGTTGATCCTCATCAGCTCGACGTCGGTCGCCGTCGTGTACGAGCTGAGCACAAACGGCTCGCGCTCCTGGTAGATGAGCGCCCCCTTCATTGGGGACCTGCGCACGTTCGGTACCGCGAGGTACCAGACGTAAGGCTCGTCCGCGAGCTCGGGCACGACGATCGGGACGTCGAAGCCGTAGGCCGTCTTGTTCGCGATCATGTTCGTCGCGCTCGCGCCACCTCCGCTGTTCAGCGGGTCGGTGATCTGCTCCGCACCGGTGAGCTCGAAGGCGCGCAGCCGGAGGGTGGGCGGCACGATGAGCTGCGTCCCCTTGAGGTAGCGCGGCGTCTTGCCGTCGGGCTGCTTGATCCCCTCGATGTGCGCGTACGCGTCGGCGAGTGAAGTCGCCGAAAGGTTGTACGTGGCCGAGGATGTGAACAGGTTGCTGTACGTCCCAGCCCCGCTGTTGAACGGGTTGTAGGGGTGGTCGGTGGCGAAGTAGAACTTGCCGTCGTACCCCCTTCGGGTCTTGCCGTTCTTGATGAGATCGATGATGAGCCGCTGCGGGTGATACCCGCCGGCTTCACCGACGTCCGACGCCCACTGCGCGGCGAGGTCGTACTCGTTGTC